ATGAACACTCAAGCTCAAGCATTCCACCTCATGATCGAAGTCAAGTATGGCGATAGCCCGTCCTATTGGCATCCGGCTTTCGAAGCTGAGACCCAAGAGGAAGCCAACGATCTGATCCAGCACTTCCCGCAGGCCTACGGTGAAATTTCCCGCCGCATCGTGGTAGGCGCCCCTTCCATGGACTGCACAGAACTGCGGCCCTGCTGATCAACACCGCCCCGGCTCGCCGGGGCATCAACGAACTCTATCCGGAGACACACGATGAAGCGAAACGCCAACCCGGCGGCGACCGTTGCTGCCTGGAATTCCGCATACCCCGTCGGCACCGAGGTCGACTACCGATTCCATCGCGCCGCGGCACCGAAGCGCACCCGGACGACAACCGAAGCCCAGGTGCTCGGCGGACACACTGCTGTCGTCTGGCTCGCCGGAGTGTCCGGTTGCGTTGCCCTTTCCCACTGCGAGCCGGCCTGAGCCCGCACGTCCAGCATCCTGAACGGAGGCACATATGCTGATCCTCACCCGCCGAGTCGGCGAAACCCTGCATATCGGCGACAACATCACCGTCACGGTCCTCGGCAGCCAAGGCGACCAGGTGCGCCTCGGCATCACCGCGCCGGACGACGTCGCCATTCACCGCTCCGAGATCTACCAGCAGATCGGCAACGTCCGTCCCGTGCCGCCGGCGGAACTGGTCGAGGCCTGGAACCGAGAGCACCCGGCGCCAGCGCTGATCGAGTACCGCCCGTACCGAGGGGCCGAACCACAGCGCACCCGCACCGTCGGCCGGGCCAGCGTGTCGCTTGGCGGGGCGGCGGTTATCTGGATCGAAGGCCAGTCGGCGCCGGTGGCGTTGCGGGCCTGCACCGCGATCTCCTGACTTCGGCGCCTGGCCCATTGCCGGGCGTTTAACCCACGGCGAGCGCCCGCCGGTCCAACGGCGCGTACAACGGAGGACCTCACCATGTAGCCCAGCCTCAATCGGCAGATCGCCAACATGCGGTCGAGCCTGTACCCAACCGCTTTCACATAAGGCGGTGCATGTAAGTGGAGACAGGGCGCTTGGCGGCGCCCTTCTCTTTCCTGCTCCTGGCACGGCCAGGGCGCAGCGGAGAGTGGCCTGCTCGGCAGGCCACCGGGAGGTTGAACTATCCGGCGCTTCAGGTACGCCCTGGAGAGTGCGCGAAGACGAACCGCCAGGCCGCTCCCCGCTGCGCATGCAGCGTTCCCCCTCTTCGCCCGGCTCCGGCCGGGCTTTTTTCAACCCCCATTCGAGAGCACCCGCAACGGCGCCCCACCGGGCACGACTGCCGTGTGCCTGGGTGCTGCCGAATGCAGGTGAACCACGGAGCACACGCAATGATCGACCCACGAGCGAACAGCCCGGAGAAACTGGTGCCGCCGGCACCGCTGCCGCACGTAAGCCGCGGCGCGCTCAAGCGCATCAAGCATCCTCAGCCAATCCCCACCGGCTGCCCGCACTGCGGCGGTCTGGTCCGTCTGGTCAGCAACCGGGTGATCTACGGCCGAGAGTACGGCGACTGGCCGTATGCCTACGCCTGCACTGTCACGGGCTGCGGCGCTTACGTGGGCCTGCATCCCGACACCGACGTCCCATTGGGGACGCTGGCCGACAAGCCGCTGCGCGACGCTCGCAATCGCTGCAAGCGGCCATTCGAACGCATCTGGCGCGACAAGCTGATGACGCGCAGCCAGGCCTACGCCTGGCTCGCCGCCGAACTCCAGATCATGCCGCCCGAATGCCACTTCGGACTCTTCGACGTTGACCGGTGCGAGCGGGCCAAACGCATCTGCGACGAGTACCTGGAAGCGATCTACACCAGTTCGGCGAGGTGGGGGTGATGTGGACATACCGCGAGCGCCGCAACCGCGCGGCTTTCAGCAACGCGCAACTCGCTTACGACCGTGCCGTCGACCCGCTCTGGGACCAGCCGGAGCCGGAACCGGAGCACGAGGACGAAGAGCAGGAGGACGAAGATGGCATGGGCGAATGAGCGCGCAGAGGGCGTGATCGAGGAAGCGATCGTCGCTATGCGTCGGTCGGTGATCCCGCGCCACGACCAGTTGGTATGGCGCGGCCAGATCGAGATGGCCTACACGCTGGACGCCATCGGCACCCGGCAATACGACGACATGCGCCGGCGGCTCGACGCCGCAGCGGATGCGAGACAGCAGGAACTGAGGAGCATCGACCTATGACCACCCGCCCCGTTCGCTCGATCATCGACGACCAACTCGACGATATCGAAGAGTTTGCCGGAAAGAGCATCCGCCAGGCCGTCGAGTTGGCCAACCGCCACGGCTACAACAACCCGTTCTTCGCCGACATATGCGGCGACCTCTGCGTTCTGCGCTTCCGGCGCAGCTCCCGCCTTCACGCGACAACCACCCTCACCCTGAAATGAGACCAGCCCCATGACTGCAGCTCTCGCATCGGTCGGCGCGCTCGACCGCATCAAGTACCTCGGCGGCCAACAGAGTAAGCGCGTTCCACTGCTCAACGAGGGCTTGGTTCGCCATCTCTACGAATCGGGCATGACGATCGAAGAAGTATCCGCCGAGATCGGATGTACCTGCCGTGCCCTTCGGCTCTTCATGATCCGTTGCGGCATAGAGCGGCGCATAGCTGCGAAGCGAGATCAGCGCGGAGCGAAGAACAGTAGCTGGCGGGGCGAGGCGGTCAAGTACAAGCCGGCCCACAACAGGGTCTATGCCGCGCGGGGCCGCCCCATGAAGTGCGAGCACTGCGGGACCACCGACCCAAAGGCCAGGTTCGAGTGGGCCAACGTTAGTGGAAGGCACCACGACCCAAACGACTACATCCGTCTTTGCAGATCATGCCATTGCAAGTACGACGGCCTCTTGAAGAACCTCGGAGATTACGCCTGTGTCCCTCCTCAAAATCGCACCTGAACATCATGATAGGAGCAAGCTGCTAGGCGGCTCCGATGTCGCCGGCATCCTCGGCATCAGCCCCTGGCGCACTCCGTTGGACGTGTACCTGGATAAGGTCCAGCCGCGCACCGGTCCCGTCGACCCGGCGAAGCAGAAGATTTTCACCCGTGGCCAGCGGATGGAGCCCTACGTCATCGACCTGCTGGCCGAAGAGACCGGCCTGAAGATCGTCGGCCGCGGTAACCGCTACCGCGACCAGCAGCACGACTTCATGGCCGCCGAGATCGACGCCGAGGCCGCCAGCGGCGAAAACATCGAGATCAAGACGGTCAGCCCATTCAAGGCAAAGGACTGGGGTGAGGTTCAGACCGATGCCATTCCAGTCCACTACACCGCCCAGGCCATGCACGGCCTGATGGTCACCGGCCGCCAGGTCTGCATCTTCGGCGTGCTGATCGGCGGCGACGACTTCCGCGTGTACCGCGTCGAGCGGGACGACGAAACCATCGCGGCGATTCGCGAGAAGGAGGTCGAGTTCTGGGGACGCATCCAGCGCCTGGATCCGCCTGAAACAACCGCTGTCAGCGACATCCTCCGGCTGTTCGAACGTGACGCCGGAACCAGCATCGAGGCCGATGGCAAGGTCGTGGAGGTGTTCAACCGCTTGCGCGAACTGAAAGCCAAGGCCAAGGGCCTGGAGTACGAGATCGAGTCCGCAGAGGAGCGCATCAAGCTCTTCATGCAGGACCACGCCCAACTCACGGTCAACGGCAAGTCGGTACTGACGTGGAAGTCCCAGACCACCAACCGCTTCGACCAATCCGCCTTCAAGGAAGCTCACCCCGCGCTGTTCGAGCAGTTCAAGAAGACCAGCGAATCCCGCGTTTTCCGCCTCAAGTAACCGGAGCCCAGCATGTCCGCAACCGCCCTGAAAGCCGCCGCGACCGGCAATGTCGCCAACAATGGCCAGCCGAAAACGCTGGCCCACCTGATGACTGACCCGAAGATCAAAGCCCAGATGGCCCTGGCGCTTCCGAAGCACATGACCGCCGACCGACTCGCGCGCATCGCGCTGACCGAGATCCGCAAAGTACCGGCCCTGGCGAAATGCAATCAGGAGAGTTTCCTCGGCGCCGTGATGCAATGCGCGCAGCTCGGCCTGGAACCGGGTAACGCTCTCGGCCATGCCTACCTGCTGCCGTTCGGCAACGGCAAGGCGAAAGATGGCCTGTCGAACGTCCAGTTGATCATCGGCTACCGCGGGATGATTGACCTTGCCCGGCGCTCCGGCCAGATCGTTTCGCTCACCGCGCGCACCGTGCACCAGAACGACCAGTTCAGCTATCGCTACGGCCTCGACGAGGACGTCCAGCACGTTCCGGGAGAAGGTGAACGCGGCGTCATGACCCACGTCTACGCGGTCGCCAAGCTGAAGGACGGCGGCGTGCAATTCGAGGTCATGAGCAAGGCCGACGTCGACAAAGTACGCGCCACCAGCAAGGCATCCGGAAACGGGCCTTGGGTCACCCACTACGAAGAGATGGCCAAGAAGACCGTCATCCGCCGGCTGTTCAAGTACCTGCCGGTCAGCATCGAGTTGCAGACCGCAGTCACCCTGGACGAACGCGCCGACGCCGGATTGGACCAAGACAACGCGTCCATCCTCACCGGCGAATACAGCGTTGTTGACGACCAGTCTCAGGACCAGGTCCCGGACTGCGTGAACACCGAGACGGGCGAAATCACCGAACCCGCCCCGGGCCAGCAGTCGGACACCGGCGACACCGGCACCGACGAGCTCAATCTCGAGTAACCAGCCATGCCCAGCCTTACTGTCCTTGAGCGGTACGGCCAAGTCGGGGAGTTCGCCGCGCTACTCGGCGCGGCCGAGCTCAACGCCGCTACGGACTGGGACGAGCAGTTCCTGGCCGACCTCCGCAGCAACTTCCAGCGCTACGGCGCCCACACCTACCTCAGCGACGCCCAACTCGAGCAGTTGGAACGGATCGCCAACGAATAGGACCCATTCCCGATGAGCAACAACCCGCACTTCATGAACATGACCGCCGACACGCTCGGCAAGAGCTTGCTGCAGGGACTGATCCAGGAAATCCGGATCATGCCGGACTGCTGGCAGAAGCTTCCCGAGGCCAAGCAGCAGGACATCATCGACCGCCTGGAGCGCCAGGTACGGAACGCCGCCACCATCGCGGTCCACACCATTGCCGGCGCCGAGCGCGAGACCGTCTACGGCAAGCTCGAATCCATCGCGGCCAAGGACAAGATGAAGGCCGTCATCGTGGTGAATCACTCCAGCCCGAACAAGCACGACCTTCTGGACGCGGTGAACGAGGACTGCCTGCTGATCATCGGCGGCGCCGCTGAGTTCCTCGACGGCATGAAGGATGTGAAGGCTGATCCGGACCAGAACCCGCTGGACCTGAATGGCGGCGACGGCGACATGGAAGACCCCGGCGCCTGGGGCGGTATGCAACCAGCAGACGACAGCGACGTCGTCGATGCCGAGTTCCAAGAGCTGCCGCAACTCACCGTCGAGCGCTTCGCCGGCCACACCCTGGGCGAGATCGCCATCGGAGTCGCCACCAAGAAGGACGTGTTCGACGCGGCCTGGCTGCAATCGCGCTTCGCTCTCACCACCGAGGAAGCCGAGCGCGTCGTTCTCCAACTGCTGGACCAGGGAGTCATCGTGCTCGAGCAGGAAAACGAGGAGTCCCGCGAGTTGAACACTTACCGCGTCGTCAAGAAGCCGGGGGATATCGCCCTCGACCTGGAGTGAGCCATGCGCATCACGAAACTCGAAATCACCAACTTTCAGGGGCTGCGTCATGCGGCCCTTGATGTTTCTGCGCCGGTGCTCCTGGTGGCCGGCCACAACGGCGCCGGCAAGAGTTCGCTGCTCGACGCCATCAGCCACGCCTTCACCGGTAAGCCCGGCCGCGTTGCGCAGAAGCAGCATATCGGCCAACTGATCACCGAGGGCGCCAAGAAGGGCGAGGCCCGCGTCGAGTGGCTGGACGATGCCGGCGAGGTGCAGGCCTGCGGGGTCGCGCTGCCCAGCGGCAAAGGCTCCCCGCTCGCCGACTCGCCGTTCCTGCCATACGTGCTCGACGCCAGCCTGTTTGCCGGCCTGAAGGCGGATGATCGCCGCAAGCTGCTGCTCAGTCTGACCGGCGCCAGCGCCAGCCCTGCCGAGGTCGCCAAGCGCCTGAAGGCCAAGGGCATCGACCTGGCGCTGTTCGAGAAGGTGAAGCCCCTGCTCCGCTCCGGGTTCTCCGCCATGGTCGGCCAGGCAAAGGACTACGCCAGCGAAGCGCGCGGCGCCTGGAAAGCGGTCACCGGCGAGAACTACGGCAGCGAGAAGGCGAACGGGTGGGAGCCGGAGGCGCCGCCAGTCATCGTCAGCGAGGAGGAACTGGAATCGGCGCGCGCGGAACTGCGAGCCACCGCCCAGGACCTGGACGAGGCCCAGCAGACTCTGGGCTCCAGCAAGCGCGCCCACGCCGATGCCCAGGCCCGCGCCAGCCGCATCACCGCTCTCCGCGAAACCGCAGCGCTGTCCGACCGGCGGCGCAACAAGCTGGCCACCGACGAGGCCAATCAGGACGAGTGGTCGGAGAAGGTCATGGCAGCCGAGGCCGCCGCCAGCGGCGAGCCCGCCCACCAGCCGCTGACCTGCCCTCATTGCCAGGGCGCCGTGGACCTGCAGGCCGGCCAGTTGGTCGCGCACCAGCCACCGGCGAAGGTTGCCGATCCCGAGGCGGCGAGACGCCTGGAGGAGTACCGCGGCTATCTTGCCAGCGCCCAGCGGGCCGTCGCCAACAGCCAGCGGGACCTGATGGAGAGCGAGGACGCCGCCGCGCAGGCCGCAGCGCTGGAAGCCGAAACCGCCCAGGCGCCCAGCGCCGAGGCGATCGCCAACGGCGAACAGGCGATCAACGAACTGCGCCAGGCGCGTGACCGGCAGCAGGCCAAGGTGCAGTCGCTGCAGGAAGCGTTCAATGCTGCCGCCCAGCGCCAGGACGTCATCAAGCAGGCCGCCGGATTCCACGCCGAGGTCTGCGCCTGGAGCGCCCTGGCCGATGCCCTTTCCCCCACGGGCATCCCGGCGGAGATCCTGGCCGACGCGATCGGACCGGTGAACGAACTGCTGCAGCGCCTATCCGGCACCGCCGGCTGGTCGCCGGTACAGATCAGCGCCGACATCGATGTCACGTTCGGCGGTCGACTGTACGGCCTGCTGTCCGAGTCCGAACGCTGGCGGTGCGACGCGACCATCGCCCTGGCCATCGCGACGATCTCCGGCCTTCGCCTGGCGCTGCTGGATCGCCTCGATGTGCTGGATATCCCTGCGCGCACTCAGCAGGCGATGAAGCTGTTCCAGAGCCTGGCCGCCGGCGGCGAGATCGACACGCTGATCGTCGCCGGCACGCTCAAGGAACCGATGGCGAAGACGCCGGCCTGGCTACAAGCGGTCTGGATCGACGCCGGGCAACTCGCCGACCAGCAGCAACAGGCTGCGGCCTGACCCTCGATACAGCGCCCCACCTGGGGCGCTTTCTCTTCCAGCACGCACCGGACGCCGCCCTGTGGGCGATTCAACCATGCCTCGTGGGCCGCCCTGTCAGGCAGGGCGGCGTCCAGTGCCTGTTCACGGAGTGCTGACGTACTTCTAGCGGGTCGCGTACAGCCTAACGACTCTGGGTGTTGAGAACCTCATAGTTACCATCTGTATGCGCCTTGGTTACCCAAGCGTTCTTTGTCGACCTGGCTTGAGCCTTGGATCCGCTCAAAGTTTGGACCACTCGTCCCACGGCCTTCGATGCAACAAGTGCAGCGCTTTCAACCTTGGTCGGAGAACCCCGATAGCCTGCGGCAGACCGAAAATGATTGAGGATGATGTCTTGTTGATAAGCAGGTGTTTGCTCTCCACCGATTGTTGATGCACCCACCGTCTCATACCGGTAATAGACCTTGGTGTCATCGAACACGATCTCGACGATTCTGAAGTCAGGCATCTCTCCTCCTTGATCCGGCCCCATGCCGGGCCTTCCAAATCTAACTCCAACGACATCACTGCGCCATCACGCATAGCGCCGTGCATCGTCACGTTCGCGAAAAGGAACCCGCCGTATGAGCAGTCAGGTCGACATCATCAAGCCCGAATCGCGCATCGTGGTCCAGTTCAGTTGCGGCGCGGCCTCTGCGGTCGCCGGCAAGCTGGCCCTGGCGCAGTACGGCGATACCCACGACGTCCAGTTCCTCAATGCCTATCTGGCCAACGAGCATCAGGACAACCGGCGCTTCCTTGCCGACTGCGAGGTCTGGACTGGCCGGAAAATCACGGTGCTACGCGACGAAAAGTACGGCGCCGACGTGCTCAACGTCTTCCGCCGCGAGCGCTACATGAAGGGCCGCACTGGCGCGCCCTGCACCAAGCTGCTGAAGCGTCGCCTGCTGGACACCTGGAAGCGCCCCGGCGACGTGATGGTGCTCGGCTTCACTGCGGAAGAAGAGCACCGCCTGGACGACTTCCGGGAGCGGAACCCCGACCGCCCGGTGATCGCGCCGCTGATTGAGCGCGGCCTGGGCAAGGAGGACTGCAAAGCCATCATCGCTCGCGCCGGTATCGAACTGCCGGCCATGTACCGCCTGGGCTACGAGAACGCGAACTGCATCGGCTGCGTGAAAGGCGGAGAAGGCTACTTCCGGGCGATCCGGGAGGACTTCCCCGAGCAGTTCGAAGCCCTGTGCAAGGTGCAGGACGAGCTTGGCTCGGGTTCGTACCTCTTCCGCAACCGTCAGACCGGGGAACGCTATTCGCTCCGCGACCTTCCTCCCGGGCCGATCCGCCGCAACGAAGCCATCCCGGCCTGCAGCTTCTTCTGCGAGCTCGCCGAGGCCGACATCATCCATAAGGAACCCGCCGCATGATCAAGCGCACCCTCTACCACTTCCACTTCTGCTGCGGCCTGGGCGGCGGCGCCGCAGGCTTCAACCGGGCGCGTCCGCGGGTCGGCAACGTCGAGGCCCATTGGGAATGCCTTGGTGGCATCGACGTGGACCCGGCCGGCCTCCGCGACTTCGAGCGCCTGGCCGGCGTCCCGGGCACCCTGCTGGACCTCTTCACACGCGACCAGTACGTGCGGTTCCACGGCAAGGAGCCGCCGGCAGGCTGGCGTGAGGCCACCCCCGAGGATGTGCGCCGCGCCGCCCAGGGCAAGCGCCCGGACGCGGTGTTCATCTCCAGCCCCTGCAAGGGGGCCTCCGGCCTGCTGTCCGAGAAGTTGAGCCTCACCCCGAAATACAAGGCACTCAACGAGTTGACGCTGCGCTGCATCTGGCTGATGGGCGAGGCATGGGCTGATGACCCGGTGCCGCTGATCGTCTTCGAGAACGTCCCGCGCCTGGCCAGCCGCGGCCGACACCTGCTGGACCAGATCAACAGCCTGCTCGGCAGCTTCGGCTACGCCGTGGCGGAAACCACTCACGACTGCGGCGAACTCGGCGGCCTGGCGCAGTCCCGGAAGCGCTTCCTGCTTGTCGCACGGCACGTCGAAAAAGTGCCCCCTTCCTGTACGAGCCAGAGAAGAAGAGCCTGCGCGCCGTCGGCGACATCCTCGGCCGCATGCCGCTGCCGGGCGACATCGATGCCGCGGGGCCAATGCACCGCATCCCATCGCTGCACTGGAAGACCTGGGTGCGCCTGGCCTTGGTAGAGGCCGGCAGCGACTGGCGGAGCCTGAACAAGCTGGCGATCGAGGACGGCCACCTGCGCGACCTGGTAATCGTGCCGGAGTACCGCTCCGGCTACATGGGGGTGCATGGGTGGGACGACACTGCCAGCACTATCGCCGGCCGCTCCGGCCCTACCAACGGCGCATTCTCGGTAGCCGATCCTCGCTACCGCCAAGCCGCAAACTGGAACCACGGCCAGCAGTTCGGGGTGATCCGCTGGGCCGAGTCAGCGCCGACTATCCCAGGGCAAACGATGCCAGGCCAAGGCACATTCAGCGTCGCCGACCCGCGCCCCAACTGGAACCGCCACAGCGGCAACTATCGGGTGATCCGCTACGACCAACCTGCAGGCACCATCATCGCCGGCGGCAAGGGCGTCCAGGGCGGCCAGCAGTCGGTGGCAGACCCGCGCATCCTGCACCGCGGCAAGGGCGACAACTACCTGACCGGCGGTCACTACGGGGTGATCGGCTTCAACCAGCATTCCGGCGCCATCGCGGCCAGCTCCCGCTACGACAGCGGCCGATTCAGCGTCGCTGATCCACGCATCCCAGCAGCGGACGAACGCCTGACCTGCATCATCCGCAGCCTCGACGGCACCTGGCACCGCCCCTTCACCACGCTGGAAAAGGCAGCCCTACAGAGCCTGGTCGAGCCCGAGGAATACCTGGTGCTCGACGGTATGAGCGACAAGGACTGGAGCGAGCGCATCGGCAACGCCGTACCACCGGCCACGGCCGAGGCCATCGCCGGCGTGATGGGCACCACCCTGCTGCTGGCCGAGCAGGGCGAGACGTTCATGCTCAGCAATACGCCGATCTGGGTGCGCCCGGTTGCGGTGGCGCTGAGCGTCGCGCAACAGGAGGTAAACCCGTGAACACCGAACAGTTCATTCGCAACGCGGCCGCGCGCGGGCTATCCCGCCGCGCCACACGGCTGGCCCTGGGCATCGGGCCCTGGGTATTCCGCGAAATGCTCAGCCTGATGCCGGACATCGAGTGGCCGGCGAAAGGCCAGTCGCTGGACCACAAGCGGGCTAACTCGCAGAAGCGGGGCTGCTGCACGCCGGCACTCGCCCACGCTCTGAACCAGGCCCGCCAGGCACGCAAGGAAAAGCACACCCACACCGTGCGCGGCCGAACCGGAACCCTCGAAGAGTTGGTCGACCTGCTGCCGAGCCCCGTCTCGGCCAGCACCGTTCGCCGGCGACTCGCCACAGGCATGTCCCTCGAGGACGCGCTGCTCTCCCCACACCTACCGCCGAAACCCGGCCATCGCCCACTTCAGCAGGTGCAACCATGACGACGAGCCAGCACCACCCCGACGATCACCTTGCCATTGAAGCGCTCCACAGCCGCTATCTCGATGTCCTGACCGGACGCACCAGCGATCACCTCCTGATGTTCCAGGACGAGGCCTACGCGCTTGGCCGCGCCCGGGGGCGCCTGGACGTGTTCCGTTTCGACCTGCACCTGGAGCGCCAGCGCCGGTTCAGCGAACGCACGTTCGGGCCTGGGTCGCGCGCCGCCGGCGTCGTCGACCACATCCGCAAGGAACTGCGCGAGATCGAGGAAGCCCCTGGCGACCTGGCCGAGTGGATCGACGTTGTGATCCTGGCCCTTGACGGGGCTTGGCGCACCGGCGCCACTCCGGCGCAGATAATCGACGCCCTGGTCGCCAAGCAAACGAAGAACGAGGCGCGCACCTGGCCGGACTGGCGCACGGCGCCGGCCGACAGGGCAATCGAGCATGACCGAGCGGACGAGCCGGTCGACGACAACACCTACTTCGTCATGCGCAACGCCGGCGGCGCCGTGTTCGTGAAGCACGGCCCGTTCTTCGTGAGCCAGGGCGGCCTGACGGAGGACTGGGGGAAGAACTGGAAGCGCATCAGGGCCGGCAGCCTCAAGCATGCCCGCCAGATTGGGGAGGGGCTGCTGCCGTGATCCAGCGCATCTACCTCGCCGGGCCTATGACCGGCCTGCCGGAACACAACTTCCCCGCCTTCCACGCCGAAGCCGCGCGCCTGCGCAGCCTCGGGTACCAGGTCGAGAACCCCGCCGAGCACGGCGAGATTCCGGGCTTCGAGTGGGCCGACTACCTGCGGCTCGACCTGCAGAAGCTGCTCACCTGCCAGGCAATCGCCCTGCTGCCGGGCTGGATGGACTCGAAGGGCGCCAGGCTGGAGTTCACCGTGGCCACCAACCTCGGAATGCGCGCTCTGCACGCGGAGCACATCACCGGTCCAGCGGAGGATGCACGATGAGCGCCGAGTACCACATGCACCTGTCCCGCCTGGCGTCCCTGGTGGGCGGGTACCACTACCGATACGGCAGCGAGGTACAGCTTCACCAGGCTCTCTCCACCGTCCTGACCGGCGCCGGCTTCGAGCATGAGCGCGAGGTGGCGCTCGACGCACGCAACCGCGCGGATTTCTGGCTGGAGGGGATCGTCATTGAGGTGAAGGTAGACGGCTCCCTCGCCGCCGCACTTCGGCAGTGCCAGCGCTACCTGGCCCTTCCGCAGGTCCACGCTGTGCTGCTCGCCAGCACTCAACGCTGGGCCGATACCGCCATGGCCAAACGGCCGGAGTTGGCGGGCAAGCCCTTCCACATTGTCAGGCTGAGAAGGCAAACGCTATGACATCAACCACCTACGGCCGGATGGTCTACAACGGCCGGTACTGGCGAATCACATGCGAACCGCAGGTGCGCGCCAGGTTGAAGCGGGTATTTCCGCGTGTGCCGCAGACTCCGGGTGAGCATATCGACCTGCTCGGCAGCCCCGAAAACAGCCGGGAACTGCTGTGGTTCCTACAGCGCTACCCAATGGAGATCGACACGGACGCACAGGAATCGCTCAAGCAGTTGGCGCAGCAGCACCATCAGATGGAGCAGAACCTGGCCGAACTGGTCGCTGGGCGGATGCCGCTGCCGGCATTCAAGCTGGCCAAGCCGCCGCGCGAATACCAGCGCTTCGCGGGCGCCCAGGTCACGATCCGCGGCGGCCTGCTGCTGGCGGACGACTTGGGCTTGGGCAAGACCATCACTGGGATATGCCCGATGGCGGAACCCGGCAACCTGCCGGCGGTCGTTGTCTACCCTGCCGCCCTCCCGAACCACTGGCCGGAAAAGCTCGCCGAGTTCGCTCCGAACCTGCGCGTGCATCACATCCGCAAGGGCCAACCCTACCCGCTGGTCCGCCAGCCACGCCAGCGCATCCCGGACCTCTGGGACACGCTGCCCGACGTGATCCTTGTCAGCTATCACAAGCTCAGGGGCTGGGCCGATGTCCTGGGCGAGATCGTGCAGTACGTGGTCTTCGAGGAATGCCAGCAGCTCAGGAACCCAAGCAGCAATATCTACCAGGCCTGCGAGTACTTGGCCGGGCAGGCACGTCTGCGGATGGGCCTGACCGCGACGCCCATCTACAACTACGGCTCCGAGTTCTACCACGTCGTCAACCCACTGATCCCGGACTGCCTGGGCAGCTACGACGAGTTCCTGCGCGAGTGGTGCGTGGGCGGCAGCGTTGGCGAAAAACCACGCCTGAAGGACGCCGAGCAGTTCGGCGCCTACCTGCGTCGGGAGGGAATCATGCTCCGGCGCACCCGGGCCGAGGTCGGCCGAGAACTTCCGGCGCTCTCGAAGATCCCGCACGAGATCGAGTCGGACGGCGCAGCCCTGGAGCGGATCACCGGCGACGCGGTGGCACTGGCCAAGACCATCCTGGCTCACAACGAGGCCTACCGCGGCGAAAAGATGCGTGCGGCCGGTGAGTTCGACCAGTTGGTGCGCCAAGCCACTGGCGTCGCGAAGGCGCCATACGTCGCAGAGTTCGTCCGCCTGTTGCTGGAAAGCGGACAGCAGGTGCTCCTGTTCGGCTGGCACCGTGAGGTCTACAGCATCTGGCGGGAGAAGTTGGCCGACTACAACCCCGTCATGTACACCGGCACCGAGTCACCGAAGGAGAAACAGGCCGCGAAGGACGCATTTGTCGCCGGCGACAGCCGCCTGATGCTGATCAGCCTACGCGCCGGCGCAGGCATCGATGGCCTGCAGCACGTCTGCAGCACGGTGGTGTTCGGCGAACTCGACTGGTCGCCGGGCGTGCATGAGCAATGCATCGGCCGGATACACCGCGACGGCCAGCGCGAGCCTGTGCAAGCGTTCTTCCTGATCTCCAACGAGGGCAGCGACCCGATCGTCTCCGACGTTCTGGGGGTCAAGCTCGAGCAGATCGAGGGCGTGCGCAACCCAGGCGAGCACCTGGTAGAACGCCGCGACCTTGGCGAGAACCAACTGCGCCAACTCGCCCAGCGCTTCCTCGCCGATCACGGCGTCAAGGTTCCGCGCACCAGCCATCCAACCCCGATTCACCAGCGGCAGCCGTTCGAACTCACCTGAGCACCGCAATGAACCGCCCCACCATCTGCCGCACCACGGGCCAACGGATAGGCCTGTGCAAATGCTTCCGCTGCCGGCCGCCGGCGCCGGAGCAACAGGAGACACCGCCATGTCCTCTACCCAACACCAACTGATCAAGCAGTGCGCTACGCGCCTGCGCGGCATCGTCGAAGCCTTGGACAACATCCACGACACCAGCCCGCACCGCTGGTCGACGGACCTCGACGAGGTGCACTCCTCAGCCGAGAGCCTGCTTGCCCTGATCAATGACCAGGCGCCGACGCAAGATGCCCAGGGCCTGGCCGGCACAGCGCTTCGTGACTCACCGGCATCGGTAGAGCAGGCAGGCGTGGATGAGCGCGCGGTTTTCGAATTCTTCGTTCGCAAGCACTGCGGCATGCCGGAGCATATCGCTGTGAACTGGGACGCCAAGTTCACCAATGATGCATGGGAGGGGTGGAAAGCCCGCGCCGCCCTGGCGCAACCCTCCCCGGCGCCGACCACTTCCGGCTACGACCAGCTTTGGGGCTGGTTTGGCCTGAGCCGCAGCGCATACGCAGTCCTTCCGCGCGTGATGATGCACGCGATGCCGGATGACTGGCAGGCCCGATTCGCTGAACTGATGGACGAGTGGGACGACCACTGGCCGAACCAGCCGGATATCACCGCCCACGTCCAGATCAAGCAGAACAACCGGTTTATCAGCACGCCTCCGTGGCTTCTCAACTACCGGCATCCCGACCACAACCAACTGAACGCCATGCGCGGCAAGGGTGAACTGTGATGCAAAAGAATGAGAATTTCGCAAAGCAGGCCGAGCAGGCAGAGGCGGAGCGGCCGGAGGTGGTTGGCGTCCGCTACGAGGACGGGACCATTCTGTCGGCCGAGGATTGCGGAACCGCGCTTGAGGTGTGCGCCAAGGTCCAGACGCCGCTGATGACCGTCGCCCAGCATGAGCGCATCGTCGGTGAGCTGCGGTTCGAACGCCAGCAGATGGACCGCGCTTTCACCGCGTGCATCAACGAGCGCGACGCTGCCAACGCCCGGCTGCACGAAGTAGCAACGGCCTGCGCAACGGCAGAGCAAGAGCGCGACGCTGCCTTGGTCAGGGTCGCTGAGCTGGAGAAGCAGGAGCCGGTGGCTCTCGCCAATCGCGGAATTCATGCCTTCTGGGTGAAGTGGACGGAGGCCGCTGCCGGCCTGTATGGCCCCGGCATCAAGCTCTACGCGCACCCGGTCGCACAGGCTCAGCACAGCGTGCCGGAGGGGTGGCGCATCGAACGCTCAGCAGAGCGCATCGTCGTCATGAACCTGAACAACGGCGCTGGTTACGCCGCCGCCCGCGATGGTGAAAGCGGAATCGCAGAATCGGTCCTGTACCTGTTGGCTGCGGATCTGCTCGCCGCCGCGCCCGGCACGGAAGTGCCGCAAGCATGGCTCGACGTGCAGGCAGAGCGGAAGCGGCAGGTCGAGGTCGAGGGCTGGACGCCGGAGCATGACGATGCGCACAGCCACGGCCAGATGGCCCGCGCCGCCGCCTGCTACGCCCTGGCCGGCTCCAGCGCTCCGAATGATGGAACCGCAGCCCTGTTGGTGTCGCTTGCCTGGCCGTGGGACCAGCAGTGGTGGAAACCGAGCACCCCACGCCGCGATCTGGTCAAGGCCTGCGCCCTGGCGCTGGCCGAGATCGAACGTCTCGACCGGGCATGCATATCGCAAAGTCCCCAGCCGGGAGCCACCACGGCCTCTTCCTGAGGCCAGTCCCGGCTGGGGCGAGAATCCTAACACTCAATTTCGGTCCCGGGCGATCGCCTGGGCGGAGAGGCATTGCCCATGGAAACCCCATCTGAGTTCCTCTCGAAGGAGGAGTTGGAGGCCATGATCGGCGCCAAGTCATCGAAAAAACAGGTCGAGTGGCTGGCATCTCATGGCTGGAAGTACGAATTGAATGCTGCGCAGCGACCCGTCGTCGGGCGGATCTATGCCCGCCTGCGGCTGGCCGGAGTGAAACCGAACGGAACGGTCGCTGTACAGGAACCGTGGACGCTGGATCTGTCGAAGGTGAGTTGAAATGCGGCCGAAGCAGCCGAAGAACAGGGATCTCCCACCCCGGATGATTCGCCGGACCAGGAAGCTGAAAGGAGGGAAATTGTGGGTTGGATACTACTACGACGGCCGCGGCGAGGACGGAAAGAGGAAGGAAATCCCGCTCGGCACCGACCTGGACCTGGCAAAGCTGGAGTGGGCGCGGCTGGATGCCAGTCCGGCTCCGAAGACCCTGCGCAAATGGGGTGACGTGTTCGACCGGTACGAAAAAGAGATCATCCCCGGGAAAGCGCCACGTACCCAAAAGGACAACCTCCTATCGCTGACGCAACTGCGAAAGGCGTTTTCAGAAGCGCCGGTCGAGGCGCTCACCCCCCAAGTGCTGGCACAGTACCGGGACAAGCGGTCCGCGAAGGTTCGGGCGAACAGGGAGCTCTCCCTCTTCTCCCACATCTTCAACATCGCCAGGGAGTGGGGGATCGTAACGGCTGAAAACCCGGTGAAGGGGGTGCGCAAGAACCGCGAGACGCCGCGCGACTTCTACGCCAGGGCCGAGGTCTGGAACGCAGTATACGGCGCGGCGCCACCGGAACTCCGCGACGCCATGGACCTCGCCTATCTCACCGCCCAGCGGCCGAGCGACGTACTGATCATTCGGGAGGCGGACATTCAGGATGGGCACCTGCAGATCGCCCAGGGCAAGACGTCGAAGAAGTTGCGCATCATGCTCGATGTCGACGGCAGCCCGACGGCGCTTGGAGAACTCGTTGCGCGGCTGTGCGAGCAGCGGCGCCAGCGCGGCGTAGCCGGCCCGTACCTGATCACAACGCCCGATGGGCGCCGGATGACATCCTCCATGCTGCGCATTCGCTTTGACGAGGCACGGTCGGCCGCCGCCGGCGCGGCGCTTGAGGACCTCGACGAGACTCTGGCCACCGCAATCCGTCAGTTCCAGTTCCGGGACATCCGCCCGAAAGCAGCCTCAGAAATTGCTGACCTGGGCCGGGCATCCAGGCTGCTTGGACACACCGACAAGCGCATCACCGAGACCGTCTATCGTCGCGTCGGCGAGATCGTGGAGCCAACGAAGTAA